TATGAATTTCAATTTTTTACGGGAACCCTGCGGGTTCCCCGTACGCCCCTCCGCTAGGAAATGCCCGCCGTAGGCGGGCATAACGAGTTTTAAATTCCAGTGGTTATACCGGAAGGAGGGGGCGTGCGGGTCAGAGCCCCGAAGGGGCTCAACCTTGAACACCGAAGGTGTTCTGAGGGGGACCTTGGTCCCCCGCATGTATTAGGCCCCCGTATTCCACGCCGTATCGCATTCCACACAAATATAAATATACTTCAAGTTCGCATCATCGTACCGCATAAAGATGATTTCCGCGGGTTTGGTCGCATCGGCGTGATTGGTTTTACACATTTCATTCGGGCAACGAATATTATAGATTCGGGGTAAAGTGGGATCAAATTTCGTGTAAGGGTTGATGATGTGATTGAATTTTTGTTCCCCCTTTTTAAGCTGTGAGTCGATGACACATACACCTTCGTCCGCAATAGATTCATCCACATGACCACACGTTCGACAGTAATAGGTAAGTTTATTCGCATCATTGCTGTTGATGCCAATATAATACATGTTGTCGCATTTGATACAAAACTTCATGATTGAATATATTATAATAGTATTTATTTGTAGATACGTTTACAGATAAAATCAATTTTATACAGGAACCCTGCGGGTTCCTTGTACGAACCTCCGCTAGGAAATACCCACCCTTCGGGCGGGTATAACGACACGTATATCCTCACAGTTATACCGATTGTCTAATATATGGGGTACTGTATGTCGTCATACCCGCCCGAAGGGTGGGTATTTCCTAGCGGAGGTTCGTACAAGGAACCCGCAGGGTTCCTGTATAAAATTGAAAAAAAGAAACGAACAATTAAATTGTCTTAATAATATAACCTAGCGCGGTCGAAATGAAGACCACCAAGCTTAAAATAAAACAGACGTCGCACAATACCACATCATCTAAGCAGCCAATGAATGCGCCAGAATTCAGTTCAAAATACAAAAATTACCAGGATTTTATCCGGCAACATCATGTGGATAAAGACGATAAAACCACCCAAATCACCAACACGCGTATTGGCGACCACCAAACGGGTCAGGCGGGAGGGAAATACCACATATCGTCGCTAGAATATTCCGAATTTTTGGACCTCTACTATCGAGACATTGTGTCTAAAGGTTTGCCCGAATATCTTACGGAAAAGCAGCTGGAATCGGGCGGACCCATCGTAGTAGACATTGACTTGAGATATTCGTACGAGACCGCGGAAAAACAGTACAAAAAGGCCCACATTGACGACATCATACAGATATATTTAGAACAACTGAAACAAATCTTCATTTTCGATAACCGAGTCAATTTTCCGGTGTATGTTTTTGAAAAAGGGTCTGTCAACCGTCTCGAAGAAAAAAATATTACCAAAGACGGGATTCACATCATTATTGGCATTCAGGCCGACCGGTTGACCCAAACTATTCTGCGCAAGCGCATCATCGAAGAAATGCCCAATTCCGAATTGTGGTCCTCGCTGCCTATTACGAACGCGAATGGTTGGGAAGACGTATTTGACGAGGGTATCAGCAAGGGGTGTGTCAATTGGCAACTCTATGGTTCCCGAAAGCCCAATCACGACCAGTACCGGCTCACACATTATTACGAGATTGAGTACGACGCCGACGACGGTGAAATGATTTGTACAGATCTCAACGTAAAAAAATTCGACATGGACCAAGATTTCAAGAAATTATCTGTAAGGTACCGGGACCACATTTCCCTCATTTTCACCGTGGAATTCGATCAGATTCATCAAAATGCGGAATCTAACCACGCCTCCCAAAACAAAAAGGCGTTTGTACGGACAGGTACCAATCCGCAATTGACTTCCGCCGCGGTCATCAAGAACACACTACAGATCCGCACCAAGGAACAACTGGATCTAGCGGTTCAACAGTTGCTGGAACAAATGATTGCGAACAAGGAATATGATTTGGTCGAGACGTATGATTTCACAATGACTCTGCCGCCCTCATATTACGAGACGGGTTCTTACGACAAATGGGTCAAGGTCGGGATGGCACTTTGTAATACACATCAAAAACTGTTTCTGGTGTGGGTGGCATTCAGTGCGAAAGCTAGCGGTTTCCAGTTTCACGGTATTGACGAAATGTACGAGAAATGGATGGGGTTTGAGACGGGAAACGAGACGGGACTGACCCGCCGTTCATTGTTGTATTGGTCCAAATCCGACGTCCCCGCAGAATACGAAAAAGTCTGTAAAAAAAGCATCGATTTTCATATTGACCAGGTGTTTCACATGTCCATCGTGAACGGCAAGTCGGAAAAAGGGGTCGGATCGGGTGATGCGGATATTGCGTTCATTCTAAAACAAATGTACAAGGACGAGTTCATTTGCGCCAGTGTGAAATATGACAAGTGGTTTCGGTTTGCGCATCATCGTTGGGTGGAAGACGAGTGTGGTACAACCCTCCGTCGGCGTATTTCGGAAGAACTGCGTGAGATGTTTCGCAAAAAATCCGACAATTTCGTGTTGAGAAACATTGCGCGGCCGCCGCCTCCACAGCAAAATGCGGAAAAGGGCAACAACCCCACGGAAGAACGCACGAGTAAAATCATGGAGATTGTGGTTAAACTTTCGCAAACCAGTCACAAGGACCATATTCTGAAAGAGGCGCGAGAACTCTTTTACGACAATGACATTAAATTTTTGGATCTGTTGGACAGCAACCCCTATTTGTTGTGTTTCAAAAACGGCGTGTGGGATTTTAAAGAAAAGGTGTTTCGAGATGGCCGCCCGGAGGACTATATTTCTAAATCGACCAACATGGAGTACCGAAAACTGGACCGCACGCGCGATGCGACCATTATTGCGGAAATCAACGATTTCATGGCCAAGTTGTTTCCGGTGGAGCAACTGCGCAATTACATGTGGGAACATTTGGCGTCGTCCTTGATTGGCGTGAACCTAAATCAAACGTTTCACATGTACATTGGTGGCGGTGAGAACGGAAAATCGGTGCTGACGGACCTCATGTCGCAAGTCTTTGGTGAATACAAATGTGACGCACCTCTTTGTTTGATCACACAGGACCGTATCAAGCAAGGTCAGGCCTCGCCCGACATTGTGGCCCTCAAGGGTGTGCGTTATGCGGTGATGCAAGAACCGTCCAAGGGAGACAAGGTGAATGACGGGGCGTTGAAGGAATTGACCAGCGGGACGGAGCCGATTCGCGGCCGCAATTTGTTCAGCTCGCCGATTGCGTTTGTGCCACAGATGAAACTGATTGTGTGTACCAACGAGTTTATGCAGGTGAAAACCCGGGACCATGCGACTTGGCGTCGTTTTCGCGTGGTGGATTTCATGTCGCTTTTTACAGACAATCCGGTAGAGGGCGATCTGGAAAAACCGTATCAATTCAAGATTGATCGCAAACTGAAGGAGCGATTTCCCAAGTGGCGCGAGGTTTTCATGGCGATGCTCGTCGAAATTATTTTGCGTACCGATGGTCATGTGACAGACTGCCCCATGGTGATGGAATCCACCACCAAATATCGCGAACGCGAGGATCATATTGCGGAGTTTATTCGTGACCGGATCATGTTGGATCCCCACGGTAAGATTACGAAAACGGAAGCTACAAATGAATTTAATTTGTGGTTTCAGAGCAATTATGGGCGCGGAGGCCCGTCGGGCAAGGAGGTGCACGAATATCTGGACAAGCGCCTGGGCAAATTCAAGAGCGCCGCGGGAGCGTGGGTCGGCGCCAAGATTCGCTACGAACGGGACTTTGCGACCATGTCCGACGAGTTCGAGCTGGATGATACGGAATCAAACTAGCATTGAATTCCATCCAATCATAGGGTGTATAGATTCATGATGCCGACGTATATACTATTTTCAATGTAATAGGCGACGAAAGGATAGGCGCCGAAACAGAGCGCAATGAGGATTTTTACAAACGCGCCGATTTTGACGGTTCTAAACAGGAAAAAAAGCAGAATGCCCAAAAAACAGAAATAGATGATGAAAAGATAGAAATTCACGGTTTTAAGGGTCTGGTATTTCTCGTCAATATTATTTGTTTGCGCATCGTCGGTGGAATACATCTCCGTCAAATGCTTAATATTTTGTGACAAGACGTCGTTCTGCGATTTAATGAATTGATACAATTTTTTAATGTTTGTCTCATTAGCTTGGATGGCATTCTGTCCAGTAGTATAGGCTACATTGGCAGCCGCCTTCGTTATGGCTGAATCCGAATGTGTAGCGGTTTCTAATGATTTAAAATTCGGGGCTTTGTCTTTTCCTGTATAAGGTAATAACTTCTCGATTTCGTTTACATCTTCTTGGGTTGTAAATTTCTGGCTATTCTGTCCAGTAGCATAGGCTACATTGGCAGCCGCCTGCGTTATGGCTGAATTCGAGTTTGTTGCGGCGTCTAATAACGACTTAAAAATTGGAGCCGTACCGGCATTTCCTGTATATAAATATAATTGATAGATCCTTCTAATTGTTTCTGTTACATAACTATTTTCCGTAAAACATAAAACAACAATTCCTGAACCACCATGGACCCCATAACCATCCGCGATTGTCGATGTGGTTAGAAGACCACCGCCGGCACCTCCGCCGGTATTTTTTCCTCCGTTACCTTGCCGATTTTTATCTCCATTGCTACCATTATGTATACCGTTTTTATCACCTTCACCTTCAGTATTTTCATCAACATTGTTTGCCGTCTTACCACCACCACCGCCACCACTTGGAGCATTGATTTGATCTATATAACCACCATCACCCCCCCAATAATATGTCTTAAAAGGATTAACGCCGTGGTCGCTATCACAGAGATAGTTACCTAGAGATGATAATGTACAATTTTTCCCTGTTTTACAATTGCCTTGAACGATACTAGCTTCGGCAGTATATATTTTTCTGTTATTATAAAATTTACTGTCCGTACCGGTGCGTGATGTATTTGTTTTATCACCAGAATACGCACCATCACCAACCGTTATAGAATATGTCCCAGCATAGGTGCTATCCAATATAATAGATTGTTCAACTACTTCACCTCCTGCACCTCCTTTCTCTCGATTGAAACCACCGCCACCCACCAAAAAAATATCTAAAATTGGGGGTAGGGTATCATTGGGTAATACTACAGAATAATCTGTAGTAGATGGTTCTGTAAACATACAGACATAAAACTTTATACCATTCGAAGAATAACTATCAATAATATCTGCGCCATTTACAGTTACACCACTATTATTTTTAATAGTAGTTAAAAAATTATTATATTCGCTTGTACCTTTTTTATATGGTGGCATAATACTATATTTAATATACTATTATATTTTTATACATTCGCCGGAGCCGGCCCAGGTACGGGTAAACTACATCCCTGATCATTCGACCACACCAATCCGGGCGCGCAGCACTGTTGCCCCAAGCAATTATAATAGGGTCCGAATGCCTTGGTATAATCTTCGCTCACACCGCTCGCGTTCGTAGAGGGCGTGGCGCCTAAAACCTTGTCGCCCACATTGTGGGGCTTGGGTACCATGATTTCGTCGTAATTCATCGGATTACGAGACATGAGCGTAGAATATAACATGACAATATACACCAGAGAACCCACCACAATCACAATATACAACAGAATATAAATGGACTGGGGTATAATGGTAAAATAGGTGGAAAGGAAATTCAACAAGACAATTACGGCGACGAATCCCACTAAAACCATCAGTATCTTGCTATACACCGCATAGCGTTTCTGATAATTATTGTTCAGCGCAATCATACGTTGTTGCCCCTGAGCCGCAATATCAATGTTGCGTTTTTTGGCTAACAAACGGTCGTTCTCCGTATTTAAAATATCGTTGACGGCATTTTGGTTCAAGAGGGTTTTGTCGGCCGCAATTTGAGAATTTGTAACATCCTTGTTTATATTGGACAACTTGTCATTCAATAATGCGATGGCCGGATCAGCACCTTTTCCACTAACATTGATACCGTCCAAATTCATCGCATAATTTTTTTGTAATTGGAGAAAGGAACTCAAATCAAAATGGGGAGCCACCGACTTTGTATCATTATTTTGTAAATCAGAATAACTTGACGTAGCATATGTTGGCGTAGACATGATATTTACAATGTATTATAATATAGTATACTATAATATATTACACCACGTGCCCACGGTCTAACTACGTCCAATGGCCAACGCGATAATTAAAAAACTTGCCGCGGAAATGGACGCCAACGTAAAGATCGTGTTCTGTACCAACATGTTCTGTTTCATATCTTCAATCTGACCCTTGATGATATTAGTATCAGGCTGTGGGTTGGTATTATTGATAAACACATCGGGAATTAACGCATTGGTATCATTATATTTGAATTTGGGATCGGCTAAAATTTCCGACAATTCCCGATTCCGTTTCAACTCGGCCTGGGTGATGTTATACGTCTCACTTATCTTGTCTTGGATTTCACTATAACCTTTTACCACTGGATCTAAACTGTCAATGTTGGAAATCATACAGGATTGACTACTACATTTGGCGTTGAATGCTTCTATGTTCGAGAACCCGTCGCGCCGTTCATAATCATTTTTAATGTTTTGTACGGCCTGTTGATGCCGGGCCAAACCACAATAATACGTTAATTCGGGTTGATTGGCGACCGGTTGATAATAGACCGTTCTGTCTCTAAACGTCGCATGCTTGTCCGGATTGATTTTTGAATCCGAATCGTTGTATTCGCAAGAAGATATGATGAGGTCCTTTTTAACCGAATAAATTCCCGCACCGTACTTGGTCTGGTCTGTATTTTGAGTAGTATAAACGGAATTCGTATTGTTTGTCTTGTCAATGTAGCATTGCCCCTTGTCAGAACCGGCCCCGTTCACGTAAAAATAGTGATTACACGTAGGACTGCTCATACATTCCGCCTGACACTGATCCTTGGTTCGCTCACTGGCGCTATGGACCACATAATTGTCCTGATTGTAGCCCGAGGTTATGATGGGATATCCGGCCGTATCCTCGAAATTCTGATGTTGTAATATGTTATTACTTGTATTGGGCACATAGTACATATCGTCTATGCCGAGTCTGCCGTTTACTTCCGACAAGAATTTTTTTCCAAGCAATCCTCGCGAAGCAATGCGGTAGAGATACAGCATCTGTTGACTGTTGTCCAAATTGCGAGGCGTAGTCAGACTGAACACGGCGGGTTTGTTCTGGTCGTTGGCGACATTAATGTCGGAAAACGGTTGGATACAGTACATTAATGTACAGTTGATGTTCTCCAACGAAAACTTGAATAAACCGTTGGCGGTTCCGGTGGTGCCTACCGATCCCAGCGCATTTTGTCCTTCGATCAGCCGTTCGCCCGGACGAAGTTCGCCGACATTCAATTGTTTCCACACCTCGTTGGGCTGTTTGGGATAAGGATCGGTCTGATTGTAAATTTCCAGACTGCCCACCAATTTACCGTTGTTTTTTATCATCAAGACAGCCTTGTTCATGTCGTCGCTCGATACCAACGACAATTTATACGGACACTTTCCCTGGGCCGGATCCCACTGATTCGGCGTATAAGAAATATTATTAATCGGGGAAATATAATTCACACCTTCGTAAAAGTAGTCCAACACCAGAATACCTACATCATTTATATACAATTGTTTGTTTGTGAACTTCTCTTCCACCTTGGTCCATGTGAACTCCGTCGTCAACCGATTCGTTCCCGGATTGGAAAGACCCGATCCCCGTCCAGTGTACGTAGGATCCCCGAATTTATTTTTATAATCTCCCGCATCAATGTGGAATTTATTCGTTTGGGTGAGCGATTGGGCTTTGTCCCGCACATTCACCATTTGAGACTCGCTGCGGGGTGTGCGTTCTTCGCGGATTTTTTGAACGATTTTGACATAAGGATCCGATTGTAACGTGGATGTATGTGCGGAAAGGGTACCGTAATTGTTGCCCAGGGTCTTGGTAGTCACTTGTTCAGGAACACGTTGTTCTTCGGTATACGGGACCTGTTGTACATCCGTCCACTGATAATTCTGTCTACCCCACGTGGCGTTACGTATGGATAAATTGATACCCATGGGTATCGTAATATCGGTAGGAACATCGTTGGTAGTCTCCAAGGTTCCGCTGACTTCCAAGGTGATGGGTAATGTAATCATATTACGCACATATTGGACCACCGGGTTTAGCTTCAACGCACGAATGGTATTTAAATTGTCGGGAGTCGTGTCCATGAACCACGTGAAAAATTTCGAATTTGTTTGGGGTACTGAGATACTAGTACGGGAAGAAGGATTCGCGGACGCTTTATCGTCGTAAACTAGCGCAAAGTATTTGCTCTTCTTGTAATATGGCGTACTTCCATCCTCGGTAATGGTGACAAAATATTTATTTACATCATTACTTTTAGTAACGACCGTTTTACTGTCGGGGCTGGTCGCAGTAATAAACCCCGAAATGGATCCGCTAAAACCGGCGGTCGTTATTACATGAACGCGTATGGGAACTAAATCGCCCTTGACCAAACGTATTTTGAAAGTGGTTGTCGGAGGAATCACGTTGGCCTGAGTAAATATGTTCGTGTCCTCGCGGTCCTTGTCGTTACAAATATCCGCATTTTTATTGGTATAATCGTAGACCGCGTAATCACCGCGGATCCACAATTTACTGTAGACGTTTTGCGCCATGTAGCCGGGAATAGTAAAGGTCCACTCACCGGTCACATCCGGGATAAAATACCCGAACAATTCAATGGCACTCGAAGTGGAAATCGATTTTGAGTTGTAATCGGGCATAATCATACCAGTATCTTTCGTGAGGGTGAAAAAATTCACATCCTTGGCGTTGTACCCCATCCGATAACCATTGATTTGCTTTACAAATAACCCGGGGACACGTTTCAATGTACGCAGTTTATTCTCCTCTTGCCAACTAAAATCGTTAATAATAGCTCCGGCATTTTTAAACGACTGGTCGAACGTGTCCGAAAATGACCAATATTGGGTAGGACGAAACGCCTTTGAAATGGAGGGGTATTCGTTATTACAATAGACCCCCACGGCGACCAAATCATCCGGCGTATATTTATCAATCACTTCAACGTATTTAATGGTCGATTTTTTATCGGTCCGGACATGATCACGAATATCATCGTAATTTTTCTTGATATCATCCTTGATATTATTCATGGTTATAATTTTAGTTATATTATAATCATATAAAAATTGTGCGGATCTTTGCGCCGGAGTCTGGTCCACAATTACAGATGGACAAACGTGAAATAAACGACCGCACTTGCTAAAGTTGTCCACAGAATTGTCACATAAATACTCGCGTCCATTTGTAATTTGCTTTCGCCAAATACACTGTTGCGATTGTTGTTAAATTCCATGAGTTTTTCGTCCAGTTCGCCGCGCAGTTTCAGTATCCTATCGTGCTTGGGGTTTAAATAGCCGTTGGGGTCGCGGTTGTCCAACGGCGTATCCGGATTATTTTTCATTTCGGGCGTGGGATCGTTGGTTCCTGGAGTGTAATAATTCGACAAATTTTGTAACAGGGGGTTTACCGGATCCATACGGTACTGATTATTGGCTTTTAAAATTTTATTATACGTATCCAGATTGCGCATAAGATCTTGGTAACTGGGTAGTTTGTTGGAAGACTCGGTAGAACTGTATTTGGCAGCATAAGTGTTTTGAACCGTGTCTGAATAATTCACCGTATTACCATTGTCGTCCGTGTAATTTAATTTTTTCGTCTGGTCTCCCGGCAAATTGTGACTCTGGTTGAATTTATAAATTACATAATTGGAATAGTCCGCGTTAAATTTATTCAGCTTTTTCAAAACAACTTGCTGAATACGATAAATCTCTTCGTCGGTACAGACCGGTACTTGTTCCGGTGCGTTTGTGCTTGAATCATAACCGCCCGACACATTTACATTCAAGTTCGGGGACAGAATCGCCTGATTGGGATCGTCCTTATATATCGTCGAAAAATCGCATATTTTTTTTCCACTCTCGTCCTGAATAGGAACGTATCCTTGAGCAGCAATCGTACCTCTTGTAAAACTAGACATGAATAGTTATTATTCCTATATATAGAGCTTACAATAATTTTTGGATACAGATTACACGTTTTGTAAATACTTCAATTGATCATTAAAAGCGTTCAAGCCGTTGACCACCGTTTGTGGATTCATATTGCCGTTTCCGGTGATGACAATTAGAGGACTAACTACATGACCCAATTCAGATACATGCTTAAAGTTGTTATAGGACGAAAACACATATATGGGGGTTTTGTAGGCATTTTCCCGTTTTCCGGCAATGGTCGGGTTAGCAAACAGATTTCCGTTGTCATATACCCAGTACGTTTGTGTAAGGTCCCCGTTTGTGATTCCGATAATGTCAATGCGATGTAAACCATTGCTCAGGGGATAATTACAGTCGGATATGTTATCATTTCCATTGGCTTCCGTCTCGGTACGAATATGTACGGTGTTACTCCCCGGGCAGATCCATACCCCCAGATATCGTTGATCGCCTCCGTTGCCGTCTGGCGTGAGTCCCACAATCTGGTTCCAATTATTCGCCTGAGGGTTTCCCGCGTTGACACCTTTGAAATTGATTGTGAACGATATAATGTTGTTAGCCCCGGGCACGATAGAAGAACCGTCCAATAATTTATGTTGAGAACCGGCGACACTCTGAATAAAATAGATATTGTAGTCCTTTTCTTCGTAAATGCTGGTTCTTTTTCGGCTGAAAGCGCGTTGTATTTCGGCCACTTTTGCGCGCATCGCCGCATCTGCTTCCTGGGCTCTACGTTGGGCTTCCTCGCGTACCCGTTGCGCCGCGGCTTCTGCTGCCTCTCGCACGCGTCTCGCGGCATCTTCTGCGGCCTGCTTGGCCCGGTCCATCGCATCTCTCATTTTACGGCCCACGTCTTCTATTTCATTGGAAGCCTTGTTACTCATCCCTTCTCTGGCGCAACGGTTCTCGGAGAACACCCCCGCATTTACCACCAATATACATATTATAATTATCATCATGAGTACAATTCCTCCCATATTTATATCCATATTTATAAAAATTATTACCTATATTATATGACAATAATTTTTTGTGTGTTACCGATTTGCCTAGATTACTACATGCTTTGTATATATTTCAATTGATCATTGAATGCGTTTATGCCATTGACCACCGTCTGAGGATTCATCTCTCGGTTACCTGTA